GCTGCTCCTACTGTAGGAATAGCTGGAGGTATACATGGTATAGCCGATAGTGCGACTAGTACTACTAATTTACAAGATACAGATTTTTTTCATGCTGATTGGGATACTCAATTAGACGCAGGTTCACATGTAGCTGTAAATAAGATTGAACACAAATCGCTAGCTATTAGTGCACGTGTAGATGTTAGCAATATAACTACAGCGGCAGCTACTGACTGGAATGGAGATGCATATACTATTTTTCCAGATCCTGGAACTGGTTTCAATTTATATGTGGCAGACTCAGCTGGATCTGGTGGAACTATCCCTACTGGTGTTTATGAATTTGGATCAACCTTTATATATGATGCAGAACCTGGAGATCCATCTGGTAGGGATCAAGAATCTCTAGTTTTTACTCTGGCTGGTAGTACTACTGTAACTCTTGGAGAATACTGGAATTCAGTTTATGTTCAAGCAACATCTCCATTTAATGCCAGGATTACAGGTGGAAGAATGTACACAAGAATAAAAAATTCTGGATCTGAATGGCAAATGATAATTGAAATAAGTTTGAAGAATGGTACAAGGGTGGATCCATTAGCATCCTTTGATGACTGGTCTATTATGGATGCCGCTCCTACTGATCTTACATCAATACATTTATATGCCACTGCACTGTCATCGGGAGATATATACAGTTTATTACCTATTACTTATAGTATGAATGCTGGAATAGATCAGAATGCTCCATCTAATACAGCTAAATATAAAACTGCAGTTGTAGCTAATAGAATAGCCTATATAGGTAATGTTCAATATGATGGTACTATTTATGGTGATGCTGTATTCAAGTCTCCTGTTAATAAGTTTGATATATTTACTGACGATAGGAGACTTGAGGCAAGTATAAATGATGGAGATAGTATAGTTAAGCTTGAATCTTATGCAGATAGGCTTTTGATTTTCAAGAAGAAGAAATTAGAACTTTTAAATATTTCTCAAGAGGTAGAGTTCTTAGAAGATATATTTATGCATAAGGGAGTATCACATCCAGCTGCTACATGTAAGACTGATTTTGGTATAGCATGGGTTAATAAGCAGGGATGCTATCTATATGATGGACAGAAGGTAACCAACTTACTTGAGAAGCAGGGTAGGCAGATTATCAAGGAGAGTGATTGGGCTACATTTACTACTAATGAACCTATGATTGGCTATATTCCCAAGAAAAGACAGCTTCTCGTTGTGGATGATAATAGTACTACTGGTACTGGTAAAACATTTTTATATGACTTAGTAACGCAATCTTGGGTTAAAGGAGCAGATGCTACTATTACAAGCCAAGCTTTAACAAATTTTGTGACAGATTGGAATGGAGATTTAGTATATGCACATACTAGCGATACAGGCACTTTTGTTAAATGGGATGATGCTTCAGATAGTAGTGCAGCTGTAGATATAAAAACTAAAGATATAGACTTTGGAAATCCTGGACAAGATAAGAGGATATATAAATTTTATGTTACACATAGAGGTAGTGCTAGTAATATTCAACTATCCTATGCTATTAATGGAGATCAAGATACATATACTGAAGCTGGTTCTGAGTTGCCAGTAACTTCTGCTGTAACTGATTGGGTTACTACAGCAATTACACCTACTGCATTTAGTTGTAAATCAGTACGGTTAAGACTATTTAGTGATGGAACTACGCCAGCTAATTTTGAGATTAATGATATCACTATAGTATATAGATTAAAAGGTGCTAGATAATGACTAGACAGGAAAGAATAGCTTTACATAAGAAGCAGGAAAGATTACAAGTGAAATCTGGAGTACCGATAGTTTCTGAATTAAAAGAAGGTGTTCCAGTATTAAGATCTACTACTGAGGGTGTGGTAGAATATGTACGACATAATGGTGTGTTGTATAAAAATGTATTAGCAAAAGGATAAGATTATGGGATATGGTAGAGCTTTATTACAAAAAGATGTAAGACAAGAGGAAGCTGCTCTTCAGAAAAAGGCTACAAAGAAAAGTCTTTGGGCATCTATTGGTAGGACTGTTGGTGGTTTAGGAGTAATGGCTTTAACTGGAGGTGCTGTAAATCCTATTACACTTGGCCTTCTTACTGGAGGTGCTAGTTTTCTAGGTGGAGCTATTGGAGCTAAGGCTTCTGGAACTGGAGATTTAAGTAAGCAAGGTAAATTCTTTAAGTCAGATAGGGAAGCTATCCAAAAAGAATTAGGTGCATTTGGTACTCAAAATTTAATGTCTTCTCTTAAATCTGGACTTACTGCTGGTATTGGGCAGAAATTAAAACTTATGAAATCAGGTGAAACGGCTGCTAAAGGATTAGATTTTCAAGATAGTTTTGTAGGTAAAACAAAGTTTGGTAAGGAAATCGTATCAAAACAATATTTCAAAGATCAAGGATTATCTGAATTTGTTGATCCTAATCTACAAGTAGGTACTGAAAGTGGTAAGAAGATTATAGCTATGGATAGAGGAGTTAATCGAAGATTGGGAATGGGTACAGGAGGAGAGACTAACTATCTTGATCAGATAGGAAAAACTGCAATACCTTCTGATAAAATGATACCGACAAATACATTAAAGGATACTGCAAGAAGTATGTTTTGGGATGATCCAGATATGACTCTTAATCCCTGGGAAATGAAGGGGAGGCATCAGACGGAACAATTGATGCAAAATTATGGTGATTGGGGAAAATTTAATCCAGAAACTGGTGAGAATCTGCAATATGAAAGAGTGGTAACACCAGAGCTTGACAGGATATCAGGTTTAAGAAAAAGTATAGGAGATTATTAAATAATGGCTGGATATAGCAAAGGTATAGTAGATACACGTAAGTTCAATAAGAATAGTAAAGCCATGTTAGGTCGTTATGGTGATACTGAGATACGTCCAGTAGATGGTGTGGATTCTCATTTAACTCTTGCAGAAGCCCTAGATATTGATAGAAGAGGTAAGGCAGGGGAAGATTATGCTAAAGCAGTTGGTGCTGGTACTATTAATCCTTTTACTGGTATGCCTGAATATCATCAAAGACGTACTAATCATGGGAATGAGCATACTCATGGTACTATGGAGCAGACGACTCGTTCTGGAACTTCAACTGTACCTGATTATAGTGTAGAAATTCCTACTACACCTCCCGATCTTAATGCCTATACTCCTCCCACAGGCAGACAAGATTATGAAACTTTAGCAGGTATGGATACAGGACAGTTAGAAGACTATTTACAAAGTGAGTTTGATATTGGCAAAGATAAGATGCAATATATAGAGGGCTTTCAAGTAAAGCCTTTTGAGTTTCTTGGAGAGCAACAAGCTTTAACTACCAGAGGATTGGAAAGTGCATATGGTGCCACTATGGGTGCATTGGGGAGTCAACAAGCAACACTTGGTAGATCTATGGGACTTGGAATTACTCAAGCTACTCAAAGTGCAGGACAAGCTACAAGAAAATCTAACATGGCTTTTAGTGGAACTATTACTCAAGGATTAGAAGCACAGAAAAAACAATTATTTCAAGATTATTCAGCAGGTATGGGAGATATTAAGCGAGAAAGAGGAATTGCATTAGATACATTAACTTTAGGTAAAGAAGGAGCAGATCTAGACTTTAGGAAAGCTGAATATGCAGAGCAAAAAAGACAGCTTGATGAGCTTTATGCTGATGTTGCAGCTATACCTAGTTAATAAGGAAGATTAAAAAGGAAAAGGGTAAAATTTATGGCACAAATAACAGTAGAAAGAAGTGCAATAGCAGATTTCTTGGATGAACTTCCTGGATTGTTGATGCAATATAAACAGATGCAATGGGCTCAAGAGGAGAGGGCTTTAGAGAGAGGAATAAGAGAGAAGGCTATTGAACTTGAAGCTTCTAAGAGTCTCTATAATGAAAATCAAAAGCTTTATTATAATGCTATAAATAATCTAGATAAATTAGAAGCTACTTATGGAGAGACTGTTGGAAGTTTAGAACCCTTAAATGAAATGTATACATCAGGTGGTAAAGATGTTACTGCAGATATATATGAGGGAGAAGCTAAGGATTATCAAGCAAGGGCTGACAATGCTTTAGAAAATTGGCAGGCTGTAAAAAATAAAATAGGCATTCTTCAGGGATCCCTATATGGAGATGTTAAACGTGTTAAGAATATTATGGCTGGTGGTCAAGGATTTGAGGGTGGAGTTGATCCAGAAGGATGGGATCTAGCTGATCTTGGTATTGTAGCTTATGAACATAGATTTGGAGAATCTAGTCCTACTGTAGTTTCTATGTTTGAAAATAATCCTGGGTTAATGACAACAAGTCTTGCTAGCCTTCAGAAGACTGAGGGAGCATTAGCATTAACAGGATCAAAGCGTAAATATTATTCAGGAGCTACTGAGACAAAAACTGGAGATGATGAAATGAAGCAGGCAGAGCTTGTGTTTGGTACCATAGCTTCATCTGCAAGAAAAACATCTGGTAAGCAGATGTATGATGGACTTCTAGCAGCTAAGTCAATACTTAATCAGGATCCTTCTAATAATGTAGATGAAATAGATGCAAATAATGCTAGACAGTTTGAAATTACTAAGGAAATCGGTAAAGAATTTGCTGATCTTACTGGTCAGGTAGTTACACCGGAAGAGTATCTTGATGTTACTGAAGAATATTTTGAAATGCTTAATCTTGCTAAAGGATCTTCAGAAACAAGACAGGGACAAACTGCTTATGCTAACTGGAGTGTATATAAAAATTATATAACACAAGCAAGAGATGAGTATGTTAAAGCACTTCAAGCTGGTGATGCTGAAAAGGCTGGACGTTTAAATAGTTTAGCAGAAAAGTATTTTGGAAAACCACAAGGTATAGAACTTTCAACTTTTGCTTTAGATATGGATAATTACTATAGTAAAACTATACTTGCTAGTTTTAGTGAAGTATTTGATACTGAACCTGCAGATTCTAGTAATATTAATCTAGATAGTTTGAATGTTAATTTGAATGAAATAGAACAATTAAATGATGCAGAATGGGAGGATCTATTAGGTGAGTGATAAGTCGGATCAAATCTTTAGTAAGCTTAGAGATAATTTAGATACTTATTCTTCATTTGAAGAGAAGAATACCTACCTAAAGAATCATAAATATTTAGATCGGATTTATGAGAAATATCCAGATTTAGAAAAGGAAGTTAATTCATTAATGATTGGAAGTATAACTTCAGAGTTTGGTGTTCCTGAGAGTGGACAATTCTCTCTATCAAAAGATGTATCTAATAAAGAATTATTAAGAACTCTTGATATGTATGATATAAATCAGGAAATAATAGACAAAGAATATAGTGGAGAGAGGGGAGAGAAATTTAGAGCATTAGTAGCTGAGAAGGATATAGCATTTGACGAAACAGCTAGAAAGAAAGAATTACATCGTGAGAATATAGCTACAATGAGACAGGAATTTGATGATCGTGTTGGTGCATATGAAGGAGGGCCTTTAAGAAAACTTCCATTTTTAGGTGCAGTTTTACCAGAAACTGTAAAGTATTTTACGCAGGTTGGTGCTGGATGGACAGATTGGTTTCGGCCAGAAGGTCTAGAGATGATTGAGAATAGAAGATTTAATTGGGATCCAGAAAACGAACAGTATGGCCCTGGCCCAGAGATAGGTATAGAACAAACAGCTTTACGATCAGTCTTAGATTATGAAGATGAGTTAAAAGATAAGTATGAGGGAGTTGCTGCTAAAGCAACAGAATTTAATGAACTTGAAGAATCACAGAGAAGAAGGTTAGAAACAATCAAGGGTAGCGGTATAGATGAGGCATTAAATTATATTGGTATGGAAGAAATAAGAGAACTATTGGGGAACTAAATGACTAGACAAGAATATTTAGATGCATTAAATGCCGAGCGTCAAGATTACATAGAAAGTAAATATGATTTTGAAGGTAATGCCTGGGACTTTCTAGGTCAGGCAGCATGGGGATTTACAGAACAAGCTACATTAGGTGCACTTTCTGTATCTGATGCTGTTGCTGAAGCTACTAGAGGTGACGCTGCTAATACATGGGAAGAGATGATAGCTGGTGATGCAGCTGGTTCTTGGGAAGAGCTTAGTGATATGGGTAAGGCAGGGTATTCTCTTGGTGCAGCATTTGGCCAGATACCTAGTTTTTGGCTTGGAGGAGCCATTACTACTCAAGCTGTAAAAGGTGCTGGTAAAGTAGGCTCTGTAGGCCTTAAAATGGCAGTTAAGAAATCATCTAAAGAGTTAGCTGAAGAGGCTGCTAAACTTGCTACTAAAAAAGGTGTCAAAGTTTCTTTAACTGATGATGTAGCTAGAACAGTTGTTGATGATGCTTATAATTTTTCTAGAGGTGCTAATGAGCTTAAAAGGGTAGAAGGTAACATAGCATCCGAGCTATATGAAAGGGCAATGATTGAAGGTTTAAGGGATAACATTGGTACCACTCTTAAAATAGCAGATAAAGAAATGCTTGAAAGTATTACTAAAACTACCTTTGATATTATAACAAAGAATAATCCTGATGATGCTTTATCCTTACTTCAGATGGCAACTAGTCGTCTTCCTGGTTTACGTAATAGAAAGTATGCTCCACTTGTTTTAGGCTCTATGGGATATGATGCTTCAATCGGATTGATCATGGGAACTATGAGAACTGCTACTAAAGAATTCCAATCAGCTATGTGGAATGTTTCTCCTAATGAATATGGTGAGATGGAACGTAGTAAGGACAAATATAGGTGGGATACTGGTGAGTATATGTCAGAATGGTGGAAGACTGCAACACATGAAGCTATGTTTTTTGCTCCACTTGGTGCTGCTAAGTTTGTTAAGGGTGGAACTAGTGCTAATCATATAAAGCGTTTAACTAATGGTATACGTGCTGGTGCTAAATCATATTACAAGCCTTTGAAAGATTATACAAATCTAGAATTGCGTTCACAGCTTACAGCTATGAATGAGATTGCAGGTGGCTATTTAAATATTGGACGTAAAGCTACATTTGAAAAGTTGGGTGCTAAATGGTGGGTAAAGGCCACTTCAGAAGCAGATACGAAACTTATGAAAGACTATCTTGGTGAGCTTAGAAAGGAATATGTAACTAAGGCTCCTTATTATTGGGCAAAAGAATTTGGAAAGGATATGATTGCATCACTTCCAAGAATGGCAACTGGTGTTATGGCTATGCATGGCCCACATATACTTGGTGCATTTAAGGAGCAAGGGTTCAGTGCTGAATCTCTTTCTAGTGCAATGGGTGAGAGTATGCCTGAGGTTGCAGCTAATATCTTTACAGCTATGTATTTTACAAGGCAGCCACATAGCTTTAATGTAGAAGCATCTCCTGGAATGTTTAGTAAAATGTTTGAGACTGGCAAGATAAGAGAATATTATGGAGCAAAGCAAAGCAAGTTAAGAAAGATTATTGGTGGATTAAATACATTTGGTGTAGATCAAAATTCTATGATGAGGATTGTAAATAGTTATGGCTATAAAACTCTTGAAGATTATGGATTAGAGCAATCTGATGTAGTTCTTAATCGTGCTATAGATTCCTCAAAAGAATTAAGAGAAATAAAAGAGATTCTTTCTCCAATGGAAGGTAAGGCAGCAGAAGGTGGAGCTGAATTTAGAATTTCATTTAATAAAAAGATTAGTGATATGGTTAAGAATGGTGATATAACTTATGAAGAATCTTTACAAATGTATGATAAGCTTTTCGTAGCAGAGAAGATTTTAGATATATATAACCAGAATAGTTCTAATAAAATTGATCTTGATAATATTTCTCCAGAAGATGCATATCGTATAGCAAATGATCTAAGTAGCATACGATTTAATGGTGAGAAATTAAACAAATATAATCCTGATGAACAGATAACTAGTTGGGTAGAGAATACTGTAAGGGAAGCTGTTAAGCAACCTCAGGAAATTCTCAAGAAATATATTGTAGATACCTATGCTGCTCTTGGTATAACTGGTGTTCAACCAAATGAATTTGGAGTTATAAAAGCACCAAGTCTTGAGAGTGTTGATTTTGGAAACTCCTTTGTTAATAATACTTTCTCTACTATATATAAACATGGTATAAAGAATAATTGGATAGATCCTCAAGAATCTCCAAGTAGGCAACTAACACGAATTGATGGTGAGCAGCAAACTAATGTTAGAAACGCACATGATCAATCATCTGAGCGTATGATGAACTTAGTTTATGGAGAGGGATGGCAGGCTAGAAGTATAGAGAGTGACCCTTTGATTTTAACTAATGATGCATGGCATATTACTTACAATGATTACTTGCGTGGCGAACAGAGAAGGAATGCATATGAACTTCTGACTGGTGGAAAGGAACATAACACAACATCATTGGAAGCTAATGATTTTATTAAGTCAATTACAGATCTTGTTATGTCAAGAGATAAGCCAAAAGTAACAGAACAGGAAACTGCAGAAGGAGATTATGGAGAATTAAGTTCTTTCGTTGACAATCTTCATGAAGTAGTGACTGCATTAAATCCTAATATACAAACAAGGATACCAAAAATACTGACGCAAGAACAGGCAAGTGGTTTGATGGAAAAAACTAAATCACTTATGGGTGATGTTATGACTGATGTTGAAACATTTAAAGATTTTAAGAAATACATTTTTAATAAATCTCTGCAAAATCTTGGGTTAAATGATATGAATACTGGCGTAGATGTCAAGGCAAGTATACTATCTTTAAGGAATGATATTGGCTTTAACTATCAAGATAAAGGTACGAAATTAGTATTTCCAGATAGGAATCGTATTGCATCTAAACTTCAAACTGCTAAAGAAGCTGGGAAGATATCTGAAGAAGCTTACAAAGAATTGCTTTCACATTATGATAATGTTGTAGACTCTATGGATAGGTCAAGGTTCCCTGTAGAATTTACTGATGATGCTGTAGAAGTTAATTCAGGTGATTGGATTAAAGCATTAACTAGATCCTTATCAAATGGTGAGAATGCAATGGATATGTTTTCAAATGATAAGGCTAGACAGAATGCATCTTTCTTAGAAAATGAAGCTGATAAATTAAATATGCTTCGTGATCAGATAGCTCTTGGTGCTGACGATATTGATCCTGTTGTTCGTGAGAAAGTTGCTAAGCAAATGGAAGAGTTAGGAAAGCAGAGAGATGTGACTATAAGTCTTGCTGAATTGATTAAGGTTGGGCTAACAGAAAGAAATAAAGCCTTGTTAGATGCTGTTGCACGTAAGGAAGGTGATATACATAAGGTAGTAGATGTGCTTAGCAGGGATCCATTTAATTCTGATCGCTCTAAATACTTACTTGAGATGGTGGAGCTTGAGCAGTCTATACGTAAAGATGCTCAGCAGAGTATAGTATCAGGGGAAAGTGTGCGTGAATTAATTCGTAATGAGTTAGCTCAATATGCAAAGGATATACCAGATAAAGATCTTCAAGAAACTAATCTAAGAGTAACATCTTCACAGTTTCAGATTAAATATAATATCTCTAAAAATTATATAGATAAGCTTTTTGATATTGATAAAAGTAATGTTAAGTCTTCAAAGGAAATCCAGGAATTTGCTCAGAATATTCTTGGAGATTATTATGATCTTGCTAGTGATGCTACTAGAGCTTTAGACCCCGCATTAAGAAATGAAGTAGCTACTGCAGTTAGAACCTTACAGAATCTTTCTAGAGATATTCAGCTTACTAATAGTAATTTTCAAGACATGATTGTTAGACCATTGAAATTAGCTATGCATCTTGAGATGGAAAGTCTTCCATTTAATCAGAGAGTATCTCAGGATATTATGGATGCTGACTTGTATTCTATTTCCTCTGCATATTTTTCTAAGACACCAGTGAAAACATTGAAGGTTGATCTTAGTACAAATCAACTTATTTTAAGTAACAAAGTAATTGGTGATGTTGATACTCGCAGCTTTATGGGTATTATATCTCGCCTAGATCCTGGTCAGAAACATATATATTTAGCAGAAACTTCTGGCCTGGATGTTAACGGTAAAGTTATACGTGATATTAATGGTTATGAATTAGAGCTTATTAATGGTGCTTTAGGCTCAGGCAATATGATTATAGATAATCCACAAGGAAAAGCTGATTTTTATAAGCATGGTGATCCTACAACGCTAAAGGATGTTGATACACGTGCTCCTGAAGTTAGAGGAAGATATCGTATAGTACCTATAAATGAAAGTACATCTCTTATAGTTAGAATGGATAAGGGAATGGGTTCTATTAGGGAGCAGATACAGGCTCAGTTTAATCCTGAAGGTGATCTATTTAAAATGCTAGAAGCTACGTTTGATGGTGATCTAAGCGGTAATCAGAATAGAACTATCCGTGATATATTAGAAAGGATTCGTTCTGCAAAGACAGATGTAGATGTAGTAGAAGCTGTGAAGATGACAAGACTTTTGCTTGATATGCCTCATGCTATAGAGAGAGTAATTGATACTGGACAGATAGCTTTAGACCATCCGTTCATTAGAGATACCTTTAAACGTATGAAATTAGTAGAGCCAAAGAATGGTTTTATACCTACTGATAAAAACATAGGTAGGTTTGCAAATATGTATAGGAATGCTGAGTCTGAATTACATAATAGAATATATAATACACTTGATCAGGATGCTGGTGGTAGCTGGGTTACACCAGATGCTAATGGGGAGTATAGAAAACTAAAAACTTTATCTATAAATGATGAAGCCAGCTTAGTTGATGCTAATGGTAATGCTGTATCTAACATATTTGATTCTCTTGCTAGGGCAAGAGTTGATTTTGATGCAATGAAAGATAACGGAACTATAGATCAGGATACATACAATAGAAACATAGAACTGATAGGTGATGCTACTAAGTCTATTGTTGATGGTGAGATGTTTCTTTCAAAGAATGCATATTTAATGGCAATGAGTATGATAGGAACTCATCCTGATATGGTAAGAGTAGATGCTAATGGCGATGTTATTGGCTTTAGGTCTGGTGGTATTAAGCCAACTGTTTCATTTTCTAATGTTGATATTGATAGAGGTTCTGCTGATTATGGTAGGGTTCAGTCTTGGTTTGGTAAGACAGCATTTAAATATAATCCATTACTAGATGTGATGATGGAGAATCTTGGTATAGATGCTTTAACATTTAAGTCTGGAAATAAAATTAATACATTGAAGGAACGTGCTGGCCAAGAATATAATGATATGTATGCAGATATAATTGGGACTAATGATCCTGTTAGATTATCTGAGACTTGGGATTCATACTTACCTACTAACATAGCTGATATGGCTGGAATAGGTAATCGTATAATGGAATTACCTTGGGAATCTATGAGTCTTAGAACTATTTCAAAGGAACATGATCCTCTTGTTGGTGCTAACACAGGTGTACATTTTAGTCATGATAATGGTATAGCTCAGTGGATAGGTGTTGATGCTAAGATTGATTCTTATAATCGTAATCTTGCTAATATGATGAACAATCCTTTCTATAGAACAGCATTAGCCCAAAGAGTTCTTGGATCTCAAGCAGAAGCAGGTGATCCTAGCGTAGTAAATAGTGCTATCTCTTCTATATTGGCTCGTGATGGTATCATTGTTGAGCCCTGGGCACAAAGACGTTTGGAAGATGCTATGATTGGTTACTTTATTAATAATGGAGGTATAGCTGGTGGTATAGTTCCTAATGGATCTTTAGATATTATGTCAGCTGACATGGGAAACCTTGCAATATCTGTTAGGTCTGCTATAAATGGTAGGCCCACGGTACAATATTTTGGAGAGTTCTTGCCATCTTATTATGCAGCACAGAAGAAATTTATTAAGCATGGTCAAGAATTAAATGGTGTTGAGAATGTTTTAATACAGAAAGTTAAATATAATTCTGAAGAGGGTCAGATTGGGAGAGAAGCTGAAGGCTTTGTAATACAACTTGAAGGAGAGAAATTCTTACAGATAGAGGGTAGGGCAATTGATAAGGAAGGTAGAATACGTGACCTAGATACATTTGATGCAATAGGTGATCCCTCTACTGCTAATAGAACAGCATATAGAAGGGCTGTAAATTTAGATAAAAGTGGAATGGATCTACTTGATTTTAATACCAGCCTTGCAGATGCAGCATTGATACTTGAGGGTAAGGATCTAAGTGTTGGTATGTTAAACAGTAGACAGCCTAGAAATATGATTGGTGATATAGTTATCAGCAAGATGGGTATAGCAGAGGGTGCTGATGGAATAAGACGAGCACATGTTGATGAAGCTGCAGGCAATGTAAGTAGAATGAATCACATGGATGCTATAAAGCCACAAGATGCTGACTTTGATCTTGATAAATCTTTTAACTTTGTAGCTGCTCCGGGATTATTCTGGAGAGAAGCTAATAAAGCTGCTGGTCACATCACATCCGAGACTGTTGATGGGGTATTGAATAAGTTATTTGATCCAAACTTAAATACAGGTAGATTTGCAAAGACACTTCCAGACTTGCTTGGAGCTAATGCGACTAACGATCAGATATTGCATGAGGTTAATAAAGCAAGAGGTCAGTTTGTTAAGATGCATCAAACAGCTACATATCTTTCCAATATATTTAGACAACATCCTCAGATATTAGAATTTGAAACTTCATTTAAGGAAGGTCAAAGGAGAATGTTGCAAGTAAGACTTAGCCAGAATGGTAGCTATGTTTCAACTGTAGATAACATATCTTTAATGGCTAAAGAATATATTGATGTTTATAAGCACTTACCATCTAAAGGTTCCACACAACAGATCAGAGATATTCAGAATCAAATATTCTTTGGGCCAAGAGGTATCTTTGAAGTTGTTAGTGAAAGTCAGAAAACTCCTGGTCAATATACTAGAGTTGAATATGATTTAACTGCACCAGGACAGAGAAAAATAGTAGAATCTATACGTGCACGATTGCTTGATCCGTTAAATAGATACTTAAAATATAATAGGGGTGTTTATGAGGATCCAAGCGGTATTCAATTCAAGGCTACGTTAAAGAATTATAATGATGCCTTTGTAGAAATGTATCATGGTCTTGATCCTACTAATCGTTTTGGTGTGGCAGAAGGAATCAATATGGATGCAGGGCTTACTGCTACTGCAGATTATTTTAAAATATCAAGGAATCCATATGATGTAGCTATGAGAGGATTGCATGATGTTCATCAGAAAACTACCACAATGAAAGAACAGGGTAGGTTTGGCAAGGGAGTCTCTGAAGCTGCAGATATTATTGAGTACATAGAAAATGGTTATGTAAATATTAAAGGTAAGTCTGAAGTAGCTAAGCATAATAGAATATTTAATATGGCTTTAAAGGAATATGTTTTAGATGAAGGTCGTATGTTAAGACTGAATGACCTTGCAAAGCAGGAGATGGAAATAAAATTAGAGCTTGAAAATAAGCAGGCTTTTGTTCGTGGTGATAAGGAAGATAGTATAGCTTTACAACAATTAAATAAGAAATTGGCTAGAGTACAAGAGCTGAAGACTACTATGGAAGAGGCTTTATCATATAAATTTAAAGATACTTTTGTTGAGCAGCCTGAAGTTTTATTTAATCCTGGCTATTCATCAGGATTTCTCTTTGCTAAAGATAAACCTTATGTTATTGTAGATAGGAAGGGTGAGATAAAGGAAGTAATTCCTGTTGGTAAATCTAATTTCAATAAGATCTACACCTCTGATAAGATTGTTAAAAATGGAAAACGTTTTGAGGTTACTAATGGTGAAGTTCAGAAAGGTCTTAGAGTTTTATCTGAAGCATTCTCTGGAATGCCTGTACTTATTGATGTCAACGGTGATGTTCGTAGAATAACAAGATCAGAATATAAATATATTGTTCGTGATTATAAAGCTGCACAAGCAGAGATAATAAACCTTGACAAGACACCTACAAGAGAAGGGAGGACTAAATATGCCTTAGAAAGGGAGCGTGTTCTTTTTGATACTTTATTTAATCATCCAAAGACAGCTGCAGATGAGGGATATAGAAAGGCTTTAATTTTACAAATGTTAAACCCTGAGGTTTCTGACAGAGTAGTATCTGTTCGTAGTTTAACTGGTGGCTCTGGTAAGAGAGCTGTATATGACTATCTTTATATGGAAAATGGTTTAAGTGAACCTATTATAAGTTTGCTTTCTAAGATTCAGTCTGGTGAACATAAGGGTGATAAAATATTTGCAAAAGAAATGTTAGATCAGATAGAGTTATTAAAAACTGTTAGCTTATTGAAGACTGAGAATTCTAATATTGATTTTGAAATAGTTAAATCAAGAATGTTTACAGAGCCTGCTAGTACTGATGGCTTTATGACCAAAGAAAAATACTTGAATCAAGATATATATGACAAGACAGGTATCTCTGATGAGGTAGCAAGGACTGCCGCACAAATCATGGTGAACTATGCTAACGGACATAACTTAATAGATCCTGTAACATTATACAAAGCTTCAAGAGAGATGGCTAGAAAAGGTATTGATTATAGAGAACAGTGGACTAATGAAAAGGTTGCTGATCAGGATGGAAAGGTTAGGGACTTTGGTGTCAAGCGTCACATGGTTAGTGAGGTAGATGCTTTAAATCGTAAGGATTTAGGAGAGAAGGGTGGACAAGGCCAGAGATCTGGTGAACGTATTAGAAATCTCTTTGATTGCTACAGATCGAAGTAAATGAAAAATAACGAAAAAGTTATGCCATATATAACAACTTTTGAACTTGATTTAAGAAAGTGGCCCTACCCAGCGTATCAAATTTTGAAACCTCTGGTACTCTATGTAAAGTCAATATGGGGGTGCATAAGGGGTGCAGGATGCATTTTACGGGACTTTCTCTCTTTTTCCGAACCTAAGTACCATTTTAACAATAAAGGAGCTTAAATGAGCATTTGGACATGTGGCATAAAAGCCTTTGGTAGAAAACGTAAAGATGATATGTCTGCTAAAGATAAGGATCTTATAGCAATTAGGATGGAAAAACTTGCTAATGATTGGGATACTGGTAAGTTTAGAAATGTGAAGGATGCTGGGTGGAATAATCATGAAACCTTTGAATGGCTTTGGGAGAAGTATACACATAAACCTCTTGATCCTGCAGAATTTCCAGTTAATTTTAAAGATGTAAGGAAATTTGAAGCAGGTCTTCATTTTTATAACCAAAGAATTGCTAAACCTCAGGGATTCTGGGCTTCTAAATTCCATATACCTACAGCAGCTTTACAAAATATACCTGAATTAAAGAGGTTTGAGACTCAAATTATTAATGAATCATCATTCTTCCGTGATTATACTACTGAATCAAACAAGCAAGTAAATGATTTTCTAAAAGATTTTAAAGATTTTTCTTTATCTAGGGGTTCTAAATTAAGAACTATAAAACAAATTGATAGTGCAGGGCAGAAACAACTTAGAAGAGTTCAGGATAAGTTCGATATTCTACAGCAAAAGTGGCTTACTTCTTCTGATTCTAAAGAATTAGATAGATTAAGTAATAATATGCGTAAGAATAGAGAGGAAATAAATAAGTTTTATGAGACTGGATCTGGAGAAGCATTTGAGATAGTTAATAATGTATTACAAGGTGCAGATGTGGAATCTGTTACGACAAGAGATGGTAAACCTCTTAGCAATCTTGAGAAGACAAACCTGAATAAGATGCTGGATAATTATCATGAAATTCGTAAGAACGGTGTAGTTGGATTGATTAGAGGTTTGCAGAAGGTTAAATCTTTAGCAAAAGAAAAGAACTTAGGATGGGTAGATGGAACTGTAGACCGTATTAATAGTCTTATTAAATCAATTGAATTTCAACATACTGTTGATGAGAATGGTGTTACTATAGATTATAAACACATGCAATCTGAAAGGGATTTTTTAGGTCTTGGATTTAAAGCTGATGATAGGTATGCTCATAATGGAAATGTTAAGTTTTCAAGACACTATATGTCTCAGTATACATTAGGAATACTTAAAACAATTAAAAAACTGGAAGATTCTATATATAATAAAGACCTTACTATTGATGAAAAGATTGATCAGGAGATTAGGAGTTGGGAATCTATAGTAGATGTTGCTAAACATAGATCTCCAATATTAAATCCAGTATATGATAATGATCCTTATTTCTTTTTGAAAAAGTATTCTAGCGATGTTGGAGTATTTAATTATAAAGCACATGTTAAGAGTACTTTCAAGGATGCTACAGATGCTATAACTAGAGAGCATCTTAATCCTGCAAAGGAAAGCGGAAGACAAGATCTTGTTGAATCTGCTGAATCTATGAATAAATTATTATTGGATGTATTCTCAGAGATACAACATATAGATCCTAATATGGATAATGTTGTTCATGATATGATGCGTGCTATGACTTCTGTTACTTATTTCAGGCTTATGGGTGGAAATGTTAGATCTGCTGCACGTAATGCTACTCAGAGATTGCATGAGGTTGTTGAGTTTGGAGCAAAAGCAACTGCACCTTTTGTTGGCGATGCTGCTAGATTTTATAGTGAAGCTGGTAAGGCTACTCAGAATGGTGAAATGGTAGTTAGACAGCAAAAAAGATTTGGACTACAATGGTTTGATGGCAAGAGTAGAGCATCAAATGCTTGGGATTCTATAATGCAGAAAAATGTTAAAGTAAGTGAACAATCTCGTGGTGCATTAGAAGAATCTTATATGAAAGATAGGGAGCTTTATGTTGATCATAATGGAGAGCTTCAAATACGTGGTGGTGAATCTGGTATTAGAAAAGTAACTGCTAAAACAGCTGAAGCAACGTCTGCAATAGCACGAGCTTTTGGTACTATGCATAAAATTGTTGAGGATTGGAATAGATCTAAAACATTTAAGGTTGGTTTCGCTTTAGCTCATCAAAATATGCAATCTACTAATCGTTCTTGGCTTGCTAGAAAAATTCTTGGAGAGAAGGGAATTGAGAAGATAAAGGGTATAAAGGGTGAGGATTATGAAGTTGGCTATAAAGATCTTCAAGCAAAACATGGAGCTGATACAAAAAAAGTTATTGATAATTATATTGAAAATACTGCAGGACAAATAGCATATAATTCTACTTTAGATCTTCACTTTGAATATGCTAAGTGGAATAAAGCTAAAGCTATTAAAGCAACTGCAGGGGATAAATGGCCTTGGCAGTTTGCTAAAGTTGGGTTTGGACAGTTTGCACATTATCGTTTTAACATGATAAATTTAATGTATAAGTGGATGAAAGAAGCTGGCTTATCAATTAAAGCTGGTGACTTTAGAAGTGAGGAAGCTATACGACCAGTGAGATTTGGTATGTTGCAGGCTGCTATAATGGGAGTTACTATTGCAGGTAGAACTAATTTTAGAAAGTTAGCACCTAATGAAGTAATGGAGTATAGTGATGCTGCATGGACTTGGGCTACTGCAGATAGGGATAATCCAGATGACTTAGCAAAGTTAGATAAGGTAACATATGGACAAGGAGCTATGTATTTTGCTGGGCCTAATGCACCTTATATTATGAGTGTTTATGAATTTCTTACACATGCCACAATGGGTGAAAGAAAGGATGAACGTACTCAATTTGCACATGCTGAATCTATTAAAAAAGGTGTAAGACGAGATGAAAATAAGCAATTATATGATAAGCTTGCTATGATTAATTCACAATATGCTAGATCTAGAGCATATACAGCACCAATGATTCAAGGTGGGGGAGGTTTGTTTGATGTTTTAAAACTTGAACTTGGTCTATTCCCAAATAAAGAACAAAAAGAAATGTCTAGATGGTTATATGGTACTAAGAAGAAGAAAGGTAGAAGAAAGCTTATTAAGCAGGGTATGTCTTCGTATGATAGAGAAGCAGCACTTAAAGCTTTAGGTGGAATGTAGGGAGACTATGGCCTCCCTACTCTCCTTACTATGATGTTTAACTGTTTCATAAGATAATCTACTTTATTATTTAATAGCTTTATCTCATTTTCCATAGGTTTTTTATATGATTTTGGCTTATATAGTTCGTATTTCATCTATCCTCCGGCATTGAACAAATGAATCTTTCTTCTAACCAGTCATCGAATCTCATAATAATCAATGTTTCACCTCTATCTTGCTTACA